AAGATATTCTATACAAGATAGAATGTACCTATAAATTCTACGATAGGATGGTAACAACTCGAACTGAACATGAATTAAAAACATGGGAACAGAATACTATTGCACAAATGAGTGATATGAGTACTCCACTTGTGTACCCGAATGTATCTAAGGACCACATAGGAGGTTGCGCACGATGTAGTTTCTATACTTTATGCAGAGCAACACGGGTATCTTCGGATTTAGATTATGTGAATGAAATCCGAGATACAGAATTTGAAGTATGTACCGACGAATTTCACGGTACAGATATGGAGGAGATGAGTGAATAAAGAACTGTTCAGTTTATTCTACGGAACAGCGGGTATCGGAAAAACCACATTATGTGGTACAATAGTAGATTGCCCAGAATTAATGCCTTGTCTAATGGTAGACTTTGAAAAAGGTGTTAATGATTCTATTGGTTCAAAATGTAATTTTGTTACAAAATTTGGCAGTGAACCTATAGAAGGAAAGATTGATGTAGTCACTCTCACGGCTTGGAAACAATTTGATGTTATTTATCAAGCATTACGAGATGGTAAAACTCCGTATAAGACTATTATTATTGATAGTCTTTCTGATGCAGGCACATTAAATATGTACGGTCAGAGCGGTGCAGTAGCAGCGTCGGAGAAAAGTTTTACCAGTGTTCGTGGATTCCAAATTCAGGAGTACGGGAAAGTAGGAATTGATCTGGATATTTTAGTACGACAATTACGTGCTATTGAAGGGTTAAATATTATTTGTACTGCTGGAGAAGTTCTCTCGGATAATCCTATAAATGGTGCATCTAAAATTGCACCAGATTTTCCGGGAAAGAAAATAACTGTAAGTTTACCACGACTATTTTCGATGGTCGGGTACTTGAGACTACATGAAGATACGGAAGGAGTAATACGACGAGTCTGCAGCTTCAAAACCGCTGACGCTTATGAAGCAAAAGTCAGGGATGAGTTCGGGCATTTCCCCGAACACATGTTAGAACCCACTATTGGGAAAATCTATACACTATTAAACAAGGGAGAAAATAACTAATGGCTATCACAACTTTCGATTTCAGTGAGATGACCTCATCTGATTATTTAACTATTCCTGCTGGAAAATATCCTGCACGTCTTATCAAGCAGGAAGATGCAATTTCCAAAAATGGAAATGAGCAGGTGATTTTCACGTTTGAAATTACTGAGGACAAGAAATTCCAGAACGACGAGGGTGAGGAAGCTACCACACTTGGTCGCCAGTTCAAAGTATATGCTATCCGCAAAGGAAATACCTTCAAGATGTATGAAATCTTTCTGGCCTTGGGTGTACCTGTTCCTGCTGACAAAACAAAAGCAGTACCAGTTAATCTGGACAACTACTTGAACAAAGAAGTCTGGCTCCCGATTACTGTTAAGCCCCACTATTTGGATGAGGATAAGACCTCCAATGAGGTAGGAAAAGTAACTGCCCGCAAGAAAGTTGCCAAGGCTGGCGATCTTGATGGTCAGTTCAAGTAAACTCTAGGGTACTAGGGCGTTGTATATTAATTTATACGACGCCCAAATAGGAGGAAGTTATGGGTGATATGTCAGATTTAATTGAGTTCATATATGGTGAGTGTCCAGATGATTATCCAGATGAAGATTATGAAGATTTTACTGACGATGAGATTACATGTACACCTACAGCGTTTATACGACGAAGGGGTAAATGCAAATATGCCTACTGGCTAGGAAATATTTTATCTTGCCCAGAATGTAGTTCTCCTGTTGCGAGAATGAATGGTAAGTTTGGTCCGTATGTCGGATGTTCAAAGATTGATTGTTTTTGGACTGGTAAAGAACCACCAGATTATAGGTATACACAGCCAGAGGATATTATTTACCCACCAGAACTATTTTGAGGAGGAAAATTATGGGAAAACTTTTTGTGTTGTTTGATAGTATAGTACGTGAAAGTGGATCACTATCTGGATCTGCAATACTAGATGTAACTTATGGTGAAGATTCTATCTATACTAAAAATGAAGAATTACGTGGTTATGGTATGGTTAAAAATTCTGGTGCTATTTGGGTAGAATTTAGATTCTATAGGGAATCTGGAAGTTTTAATGTAGTATGCACACGACCAGATTTATCAGAAGATTTTGAACGTGAGGAGAATAAATGAATATAGCAATAATTGTACCTAAAGAACCAGACAAAGAAATAAAACAAATACTCTCTGGTCTTGCACCAGAAGTTACAATATTAGTTCTAGATGATTCTCTGGACCTATCAGAGTTTGACAAGGTAATTCTCTGTGGAGTAGAAGCATATCGAAAATATATAGGCGGTTCTACCAAGTATGCAAAGTATCGGGAATTTGAAACTCCGACAGCAACTTTTGGATACGCAGTTGATCCTGCATCTATTAAAAAGGATGCGGATAATTATGTGGAATTTTACCATGATATTAATTTTCACATAAACCCTATAACTCCTGTACCTGTGCAACAGTACAGGATTGCACAGGTTAGTGATCTTCCACTCATATTCCCTAGCTGCCCTAGGTTGATTGGCACCTATGATATTGAGACTACTGGAAGAGATATTAATGTAGATACTATTAGGCGTATAGGAATACGAATTGACAAGGTTAATTATTTACTGTACACTGATTCTTTGGATATTTCTGCACTTAAAGAGTACATGGAAAATCCTAATATTACTTGGGTGGTACAAAATGGTACAATGTTTGATCGCCCGTGGATGAAAAAACATTTCGATATTGAAACTAAAATTGTACACGATGTTATGCTACTACACTATTTACTGGATGAGCGACAAGGAGGACATTCATTAGATGATTTAGCAGCAAAATATTTACATCACAGTACGTGGAAAACTATTACAGATTACGCCACAGTTGATGATAAAGAACTGGATGAGTATTTGGCGATAGATTTATACGTCACGGATACTCTGTGGGAAATGTTCTACGCCGAGATTCAAGAAGAAGGATCAGATTACGTCTATGAAAAAGTAATGATTCCGGGAGCAAATGCACTGGGAGATATTCAAACTCGTGGAGTAAAACTTGACACAGAATATTTACAGAATCTAGGGATAGTACAAATGCTGGAGTTAGAAACTTTACAGGAGAATTTTGATACTTTGGCCGGGCACCCAGTAAACATAAATTCCCCACAGCAAGTATCCAAACTGCTGTATGAAATTCATGGACTTCCGAAGTACCCTAATTCTAAATCATCTGATCTTTGTACAGATGCTATGGCACTGGAGACTTGTGGAACATTTCACGATGCTCCAGTAATTCAAGCACTACTAAAATTACGGCGGTTAAAATCTTGTCGTAAAAAATATGTGGAAGGATTATTAGAGTTGGTGGACGCCGATGGTCGTATCAGACCATCATTCCACATAGGCGGTGGTTACGGCGACGATGAGGGGGGTACACGCACCGGACGGCTGTCCTGCAGTAAGCCGAACCTCCAGAACATACCGGCCTCTCACCATGAGTGGTACACGCCCATGTTCAATATCAAAGATGCCTTCGTTGCTGATGAAGGTTACACTTTAATTGAGGCGGACTATTCTCAAATAGAATTACGCGTTGCTGCTATGTGTTCTCGTGATCCATTCTTAATTAATGCGTATAAGAATGATGAGGATGTTCATACACTTGTGGGAAGTAGAGCGTTTGCAGTTCCAGTAGAAAAAGTTACAAAGTTGATGCGACAGGCAGCAAAGAAAATTGACTTCGGAGTTTTATATTGTATCGGAAAAACTGCACTAGCTGAGCAAATTGCTATTGCTACGAAACAGCCGTGTACAGATGATAAAGCAGACTCCCTCAAGAAAAATCTACTGCTTGCAATGCAGGGTTTCTCAGTGTGGATGAAGAATCAGCGAAATGCTGTTCTTAAAAATCACTGTGTAACATCTTTGATAGGACGTGTGCGACATTTCCCATGTATTCTACCATCTAATAAATGGAAGGTGCAAAATGCTGCTGTTAATACTCCAGTTCAAAATTTCGCTAGTGACCTGACTATTGATGTTATTATTGAAGTAGAAGAATATCCCACAGAAGAGTGCCATGTTCTTCTGACAGTACACGACTCTATTTTGTTCCAAGTTCGTGATGATTTAGTTGAAAACTATATTAAAATTATCCGAAATATTATGGAGCACCCTAGGATATATAATGAAGATGTCCCGCTAAAAGCAGATTTCAAAATAGGTAAACGTTACGGATCTATGTCAGAACTGTCATATTGACAGAATCCCGGTAAAGGAGTATAGTATCAACTATGCGCACAAAACTACAGATGTACGATGAATTAATTCTAGGAACTTTTGGTAATACCTGGCCTGTCTACAAAATAGATGATGCCCCAGAAAATCTACGAAAAGTAGGATTAAGGTACGCCGGAACACCGGGATTAAAATTACCACATTACTGTACCACGCTATCTACAATACAGGATGCCTTCTCATTAGCACTAGAATGGCTAGAAGATGAACGTTGTTGCGTTACCCGTGGCCCATTAAAAGATAGGATTAATCGTGGATGGACTCCAGAACGCGCAATGACCACGGCAACACGTAAAGTGGGTATTTGTAAAACAAAGGTGGTACAGTAATATGTGTAATTTAATTGTAAGCGCAGATGATGAGCGGCTGGCGGAGTACGATAATTATCGAATAATAGCGTCGTCTACGTATATCATCGTGGATAGTACCATATGGGCTAGGAAACTAATAACTGCACGCGACTCCCTGCTGGCCGCGCTGGAAAAGTTGGAGCGGGTGAAGATGATGGCGATTTTAGCTAAAACGGATGCCTTCACAGGTACGTCCTGGGTTGACGCTACTGCCATTCTGGAGGTATTAGGATGAGCGATTTAATTACTAGTATCCATGATGAACGATTGGGGCAAATAGAACGTGCGAGAATGATTACAGGAGAGTTCACGGATGTTATGTTTTTCCTTCTCATACACTCCCTGCTGGCCGCGCTGAAAGAGCGTGACGCGTTGGCCGGGAAGATTGAGGAGATACGCGAAATCGCAATATCGGAAGAACCAGACGGCACATACTGCGATGAATCGAGATATATGTGGCAAATTCGGGAGGTATTGAAATGAATGAAGACAGTTGCGCACCAGAAATAACGAACGAGGAAATGCAGTCAATAGAGCATTACCATATTGTTGAACTACAGTCTACTATTATCACCCTATCTGCCGAGATCGAGAGACTACAAGAGGTGATAGATGAAATTGGTTCTATTGTTAATCATTCAGGGTATGGTGATTCCAAAGATGATATTGTTGGAGCTATTCAGGAGGCATTAAATGGCTGAAATCTATATGAAGAGGGTCTGTACTACTTATGAAGATGGTAGGGTAGTCCTAATAGAATATCAGAATAATTATGAGACGGTATACTCAGAATATTTAGATCGTTACTTTCTGGCTAGACGAAATCCTGCTAGATACTATGATGGTGACTTCTTCAGACCTTACTGTACTTCTAATATACTGTACTTCCAGACTTATCAGCAAGCAGAAGCAGTATTACTAGTATACCTCGCGTGGGAGAACCATCCCAATATTATAGCAATAGGTAGGTGCTAGATGATTAAAAGAAAACTGGTGACCTTTTGCAAAGATGGTATACCGTGGATAATAGAGTATGATAACGATTTTAGGGCCGTGTATAGCTGGATAGACAACAACTACTACCTTATGCGCAATGGTAAATATTTTAGTGGTATGGACTTCACCAGATTTGCACACGACTATACGAAGACATATCATATGCTGGATCAATTAGAAGACGCTATCACATCTATCATAGCTAATGAATCGTGCGGTATGTCTTTTGAGAGCGACAATGATGATCAATAAGGAGGTAGTAAATCGTAGTAAGTATTAAACTTTAAGGTGGTCAAGATGAATTGGTTAGAATTTTATGAACCAAGATTGGTACTAAAAGGTGAACCAAATCCCGACGGATGGGTATCTTGCTGCTGTCCCATACATATTCATGGAGAAGATAAAGAGTACAAAGCTGGAATTAATGTATTTTCTGGTAGTTTCAGATGTTTTAGTGCTAATTGTTCTACAGCGTACAGACAAAAATTAGGAACTCATTTAGATAGTATGATACTATCTCCACGAGAATTTCTAATTGTCGCTGAAGGTCTGACGGAACTTGAGGCACTGGAACAACTATCATCTATCTCTTCTGATATTATTTCAGAAGAAAAAGATGATACTTTTGAAAAACATTATCATCCGAATAAACAATGGAACACGGACATATTAGTTTATCAGAAGGCTCTATCACCAGAATTAGACATTGTACGAGAATACTGTGCCATTAAAGGTATAAGATATGAAACTCTTAAATCTTTCGGCGCAGGGTATAATGTGGAAAAAGAGTGTATAACTCTCCCATACATGTACAAAAAGGGAGTTGCCGGGATACGCAACAGGTTCGCAGATGGCTCCAAGAGAGCAGAGAAAGGAAGTTTTGGATGTCTGTATAATATTGATAAAGCTATATCGTCTGGAGCATCTACTATTATTGTGGTAGAGGGTGAGACAGATTGTATGTACCTGACACAACTACTACAAGATAATGACATACAGATTCCTGTAATTTCAACTCCCGGCTGTTACTTTAAGCAGGAGTGGAAAAGGAATGTATTACATTTTCAAAAAATAGTTGTAGTACCACAGAATGATTTTGCCTCCAATAAACTGATCACAGACCTGAGAAAATTATTGGATAAGAAAGTAGACGTAGTTTCTATGGTCTGGAAACCATTAACTTGGGGTAAAGACATATCGGAATTTTGTCTACAGCATGATACAGGAAATCTACTCAAACAAATAGCAGCATGTTCACAATACAAACCCAGACATCTAATGGGTCAAGAATTAGTTGCTATGAGTGGAATAGAAATTCCATATATTATAGAGGAGTTGGTGGAGCGTAACACAAAAACACTATTAGTTGGTGAACCTAAAACGTATAAAACTTTCTCAGCACTGGCACTAATGGATTGTATAGTAAATGGTACTCCATTTCTAGGGATATTTAATTCCACATATCCGGGCATGAGGGCAATGCTTGTGGAGGAAGAAGGTTCAGAAGTACGTTTAGCACACCGAGTAAAAGTTGTTACCAGAGGTGAGGGTCTTGATAGAATGAAATTTATTCATAGGCAGATGGTACAATTAGATGATAATGATTCTGTCAATGAATTAATTCAAGATGTTCTGGATTTCGAGCCGGACATATTAATTCTAGACCCGTATGCTAACTTACATAGTCAAGAGGAAAATAGTGCGACCGGAACACAGATTGTTGTCGCAGCTATGAATAAATTACTGATTGCATATCCACATATGGCACTAGTAATTATTCATCACCAAGGCAAATCCTCGGCTACTCCACGCGGATCATCCGCACTATGGGGAGCTATGGATCAACTCATTACGTTTAATAAGAGAGGTGATAGAGTTGAGATTGACATTAAGGGTCGGGACCTCCCGAACAATATTAGCAATAAAATGCTTGCTGAATTTAATCCTGAAACATTCAAGTTAGAACCTGTCAGGATTATAATAAAAAATAACGACAACGATGAAGAATCGGAAGAAGAGGAAAGTAAAATGGGTATGTACAAAGCTACTGTAGAAGCCGAGAAGGTTATGCGTAGATTTTTCAAGAAACAGTTAGAGACTAATCCAGAATTTTCTGGCACTCAAACGGAAATATTTGATAAGTTTTCCGGTATGGGATTTGCCTATAATACGTATAAAAAGATTATGGATAGCCTAACAGAAGATGGTACTCTAACTGTAACAGGTGAGGGTAAACGCGGGAATCCGAAAATATACAAATTGGGTATAACGAAGGAAGAGTAATTAGTTTTAGAGGAGGAATTAATTATGTACAACGTAGTTCGTGAGGACATTTTTCGTGGTAAGCCCGACGCAGAAATAGTCAACGATATGTGCAGAATTTTTGCACAGGGTATAGACACCGATACGAGAACCATTGTAGTAAGTGTAACAGGCTCTCGGAGATGGGGTCCACTAGTCTACTTGGTAAGAGATAACCTAGAAAAATACTTCATTGAGGTAGGCCAAACTGCACATATGCACCTAGTAGATAACGCTATACAGACACGAGGACTACAGGTAGATTTGCTGGTAGTATGTTCACCCATGCTATGCCCCGCATCTCAGTATGTAGATATGATATACAGAATTAGAGATGGCGGTACACTTGTACTACTAGACTTCTCAGATGTGGGAGGATTCTGATGGAATTATTTCCGTATCAAAAAGAAGGTGTAGATTTTATCTGCTATAAACCTCGTGCCATATTAGGTGATGATATGGGTTTGGGAAAAACTTTACAATTAATTACAGCAGCAATGAAACAGACTGATGCTACTCGTATATTAGTTGTATGCCCAAATTCGTTGAAATACTTCTGGGCCAATGAACTCAAGAAATGGTATAATATTAGTTCTACAGTAGTTAATGGTACTCCACAATTACGCTCTACCCAAATTGCATACAAATCTAAATGGACGATTATTAACTACGAGAGTCTCCGATTGCACAAAGAAGAGTTACAGATTAGATGGGATATTGTGATATTCGACGAATCTCATAGACTCAAGAATCGTAAAGCTCTGATGTTTAAGGCAGCAAAATACCTTACCAAGAAAGCACAAATAATCTGGTGTAGTTCCGGTACTCCGATTCTCAATAGATTATCGGAATTATGGACTACACTCCACATTATGTACCCGAAGAAGTATGGCTCCTACTGGAAATTCTGCGAAAACTATTGTGAGGTTTTTAACAATGGGTGGGGTATGCAAGTGAGGGATATTCTTGATCCTGATCATCGTGCAATACAGGAAATCCGCGAAGTGTTAAAACCAATGATGATCAGACGCCTTAAATCTGAGGTGCTGAAAGATTTACCGGAGAAGATTATTTCTCAGGTCTGGGTCGATCTTGTGGGAAAACAGCGGAACTACTATGATGAAATGGAGAAAGACTTCTGTACTCTTATATCATCTAAAGAATATGTAGAGGCTCCAGTTAAGATTGCGCAAATAATTCGGCTCAAGCAAATTGCAATTTCTGCACAACTAATTGATGCAGAACTGGATAATGCTACAGCTAAAATTGACGCCCTACTGGAGATATTAGAGGATTCTCCCAAACCTGTAGTTGTTTTCTCTGCATGGAAAAAAACATTGAACCTTGTGGTAGAAAGATTACCAAAAGATTTAGTTGTGAAAATGATCACTGGAGAGGTTCCTGTAAGTGAGCGCGAGCAGATTGTGCTTGACTTCCAAGCAGGTAAAATTGACGTGCTATTAGCCACAATCGGAGCCGGTGGAGTTGGAATTACTCTAACAAGAGCATCTGTAGTGATATTTTTAGACAAAGATTGGACACCTGCCCTCAATAGGCAGGCACAGGACAGACTACACAGAATAGGGCAAAAAGAGTCTGTACTAGTTTACGAATTACTTGCCCGTAATACCATCGAAGAAGATATAGAAAAATTACTGGCAAAGAAAATAAAACTTTGTGAGAATGTTTTAGACTATACTCCAGTACTTGATCTTGAGTTCGATTTTGATGATATTTATAATGGGATGGTCGGGAGGAATGGATATTGAAGTATCAAATTATCTCTGCACTACTCATACGTAAAGTCAGTAGTTGTAGAGCAGTACGCAAGGCTAGGATGAAATGGTATTTTAGCAAGAATAATTTCGGTGTTAAGAAGAGGAGGACAAAATATGGAAAATCCTAAGTGTCACATGTGCCCAGAGACGATTAAACTTTGGCAGATAGATGAGATACCTGATGGTGGAGGTATTGTATCTTCGGATACTCACTATTCGTGCCAAGTACATATGGCTACACTATTCGCCAAATTAAGTACAAAAGGATGTACCAAGTTCTTTATTAATTTTATTGGAGGTACAAAATGATTGAGAAGGTAAATCCTTGTCTAATTTGTGGTAACACACGACCAACACTTGTAAAGAACCTAACCAGTGTGTGGGTACTTTGTAGCTACTGTCAGTTCAGTAGTGGAGAGGTAGCAGTGTTAAAATATATGCAGGGAATAGATATGGATAGTATAGCACTGGGCATAGCGCGAGCTGATGAGGCTGCTCTACAAAAATGGAATGATTTGAATGAGGTGCAAAATGACAGAAGTAATTAGAGGAACCACTACAGGATTGTGTTTTATAGATGATGCTACGATGTTATCGTATACCAGATTTAAGAAGTTATTTGCTAAACTGTTAAAGAGATACCCTGATGGTAAGATTAAGAATAACTTTCGAGCTAAGAAACATAGGACTAAATATAAATAGACAAATAAATACCCTAGATGGCAGGAGCAACCATCTAGGGTATTTCTGTGGAGTATTAACCTAGAGCAGATTTTGCAATTGCCTCTAGGTCATCTAGAAAAGTATTCCATGCTTCGGTTTCTCTATTTTGCATGGTAGCAGCCAGTGCGGTTAAGGCACTTTCAATCTGTAAATCAACGGGTGTTTCGGCACCAACTAATTTATCAGATAGTACCTCTAAACCATCTCTCATAGTTGTAGTAAACTTTTTAATAGCTCCCGATACAGCTAATCTAACTACAGGATCAGCCATATCTATAGCTTTTAGTGCAGCTACACCTACTATTTTTCTAATAACACTATTAGGAACTGTAAACATTCGTCCAATTCCCGCTGCAATTTCAGTAATATCACTCATAATCTACCTCCTTAAGGTAATAACATCTTGAACTATCCGCCCAAGAATTGTGTGAATCTGACCCAAGGAAAACCCATTGGATCATTTTTACGTCCTCGTGGCGTGGCTACATCTTCGTGGGAAACTATACAGCCATCTAATGGATCAAGACCGTATGCCTCACATATTTGTCGGCAAAGGTCTGCTGTAGCCTGTATTTGTAATATAGGCCAATCCTCCTCCCCATCTTCATGATCTTGCTCAATTCCTATACTAAAATTATTTACTCCTGTACTTCCATTCCACAATGAATTACCTGCATGCCAAGATTGTTTATCTGTATCTACTAATTGTACAACTTGACAATAGCGAGATACAACAAAATGTGCAGATGCTTTTGCATCTGGATTAGATAACCAATTTACAGCAGAATTAAAACTCTTCTTTGGGTCTAATCCACTGCAAGTAGAGTGTAATACAATAGTGGAAACCTTTTTAGTTCGAGATGAACTATTAGGTGATTTTTGAAATGGTACTTTTGAACCATCTAATTGTTTATATGTATTCATCTTATTTCTCCTTCTTCACTAAATCCTTCTTCACATTCTCCACTTCCTCAGCAATGTGTCTAGTGTCTACCTTCAGAACTTGCGCATCCTCTTGCATCCGTTCGAGAATGTGACTATTTATCTTCATTAATTCCTGATTGGATTTCTCAATAGCAGACAGAATTTTCCCGAATCCTCTCATGCTATCGTCGATTCCCTTTAATGGCAAATTCTTCAACACATCTACTTGACCTTGAAGAAGTGAATTTTGCTGTTTGAGTAATTCATGCTCTTCTTTCATTCTATCAACAGTACACTTGATAGCATCTAACTCACTTCTATATAAACCTATAGTAACTAGTGCAGATTTAGAATTACCATTTTTCACCGCAGCAATTGCACCTGCTATTGCAGCAATTACGATTGCTACTGATAAACTATTATTCCATACTTCTTGCCAGATTGTCATTCAATAACTCCTTGTAACATATTTATGTACATGTTTCCCATACGATTATTTTACTCTCATACTGGTTATTTGTCAACTAGGCTATGGAACTATACTGATTTCACTGCATCAGTTATTCCTGCAGCAGTCATATGCTCAATCTGAACATCTATATCTGCTATCCTCTTTTCCATTTCAGCTTTGGCGCGTTTTAGATTTACCAATAGGACATCCGCCCGGATTGTCCGAGTTGGTTGTGCTGCTGGAGTAATCTCCACCATTTGCACATTTTCCTGTGTCACAATTTTTAATTCAACCATTTTAGTTTCTCCTTTACTTAACAAAGGTGTATGACCGTTCGCCACCACCACTAGTTAATTCACCCATATGCAGTCCGTCACCATCCTGCCAGATTATTCCGTCCTCGACCTCTGCAACGGTTAATCCTGTTGTCCCATAGAGAACGGCGCCGTCGTAGATACCAGTATTGGACTGACCAGCACCGTCAAAAATACCAGAATTGTACCAAGTAGTACCATCGAAAATGCCAGCAGATTGATAAGCCGTGCCGTCAAAAATTCCATCAGCATTCCAATACGTGCCGTCGTAAATGCCTGTAGCAGTCCAATTACCCCACGCATCGTAAATACCATTAGCATAATAACTAGAATAAGGGTCTAAGATACCAGCATTGTACCAAGTAGTACCGTCCCAGATACCAGAACTTGATTGCTGTGTACCGTCGTAAATACCAGTAGTATAGTAATTGTTGTAAGCATCTAGGATACCGTTAGTGTTGTAGCCACTATAAGTGTAGATTCCAGCATCATATTGATCTGTGCCGTCGAAAATACCAGTAGAATAATAACCACTGGCAGCGAGAATACCATACTCGTTTCGGGTATAACCATCGAAAATGCCATAATCGTACCGATTT